TCGGAAGCTGCCGGCTACCGTAACGCCGGGATGTTTTTCACCGACCCCAAGGCGGTTCCGCCGCAGGCAAAGCAGCCCCCGCCGAATCCCGAAATGGTGAAGATGGAGCAGGACAAGCAACTCAAGGTTGCTGATATGCAGGTCACGACGCAGCAGAAGGACAAGGACATGGCGAACGACCGGGCTATCGAGGAGATGAAGGCCCGAGTTGTTTCTGAAACCGACTTGGCTGTTGCACGTATCAACGCGGCGACACAACTTCAGATTGCGCAGTTGAAGGCCGAGACTGACGCTCGTCTTAAAGCCGCTGACCTCGTGAACGATGGCGAGAACAGGAAGCAGGACGCCGAAATCAAGGTGTTCGATGCCCAGCAGAAATCAGCGCGCCCGACCAATGTTCATCTGACCGGCAAGGTCAACGAGCAAATGACGCAGATGGTCAATTCCGGTCAATCACAGATGTTGCAAATGATGGCGCAGATTCAGCAACAGCTCGTTGGTGAAATCGGGAACCTGCGTCTTGCTATTGAAGGCAAGAAGGTCAAGAGAACCACCGCAAGGAAAGACAAGAGCGGAAAACTTCTCGGCACGATTAAAGAATATGCCGATGGCAGTTCTGAAGAAATTCCACATAAAACAGTTCAATAGATGATGATCCAAGACCCGTTTTTCACTATCGACGGCAAGCAATACGAGATAAAGGAGGTAGCTGCCCCGCCGACTCCGGTCGACTGCGTGTGGGGTCCGTGGTCTGCGTGGACACCAACGGGCGACTGGTCGCCTTGCGTAAATGGCACGCAGTCGCGCACCGAGCAAAGAACGCGAACGATTGAGACGCCTGCATCAAACGGCGGTTTGCCGTGCGAGGGTCCGACGACCGAAACACGCAGCGTCAGTCAGGCGTGCGTCGTCATCCCTCCAGATCCAGGCGGCATGATCGTCGCGCATGGCAACAACTTCAAGCACGACTACTGGCTACCGAGCGACAACCTCGATCCGGCCAAGCTGCCGACACCGGAGCAGGCAATTCCTTGGACGGCGAAGGTGAACGCCGCTGGCGCGCTCGCGAACCATGCGGGTGGCGTTATGCGCTCTTTTCGCTCGCTGCCAATCTACGGCAACATCACGCCATACGGCTATACGGTTCCGGGCGTGTTCGATTCTCTAGGCAAGCGCGTGCAGAACCAGTTGGTGAGCAATTTCGGCACCGACATGATGAACGCTAGAAACGCGCTCAAGAATTGGTCGAAGTCTGATGTCACGGACGCATCTCCTGGCCCGTTCCCGTTCCGGGCGGGGCCGCGCGGGCATCTCATCCTGTCGCCTTACAACACGGTGTACGGGCATTCGAGCAGGTTTAGCGATGGCACGATGTCGACCAATCCGCATTCGCCGCTCTTCCTCGCATTGCAGGCCGATGGCTTGATGCAGGGGTTGATGCGCGACGGTTCGTGCCGTCATCTCATGCAGCTGCCGATTCCAGACAACTCCTACACCAACGACTTCGCGCAGTGGGAGGCGAACCGGATCGTGTTCTTCTATCTCGATTCGGTGAACGGCAAGGTGATGAAGGTTGACCGCACCAATACGCCGTGGGAAGTGACGACCTTTGCCGAAGGTTTTGGACTGCTGACCTCGTGCAAGGTGATTGGGCAGAACCTCTACTTGATGGAGCGTTCGACCGGCAACGTGTGGGAAGTGGTGATTGCAACCGGAGCGCGGCGGGTCATCACCTGGATGGGCGCGGGATTCTGGCTCGACTACTACTCCAACGGCGATTTGCTGGTCATGGCGGAAGACTCACGGATGATCCGGGTTACGCCGGAGTCCGGTGTGCAGACGGTCGTCAACTCGTCTTCGATGGGCAATCGCGGCTGGGTGCAGTGCTCGGTTGACCGGCATGGCACCTGCGGGCTGGTGGATACGGTCTATTGGGTCACGTTCACCGGCAACAGCAATTCGCACGTTCAGCGCATCCTGCCCGATGGCACGAAGCTGCCTTACATCGCGCACGGCAGCGGCAACATGAGCGCAGGCGAATCCAAGTGGGTGGCTGAAGCACACGGACATTACCTGTGGACTGTCGCCGTTCACCCGGATGAGGGGCTGATCTACTTCAACGGTGCATGGAGCGGACAACCCGGCGTGCTTGGTGTCGCGCACGAGAACGATCCTTTCCCTGCGCCGTATCCGTACAAGGACGTATTCCAGTACGAGTCCGGTGTCGGGGTGAACATGCTCATGTGGGGCGGTCCTCAACGCCTGCTTGGTCAGGTGCCGAGTTTCGTCTGCCAGATCGGCGCATACGGGGCGAGTGCTACCGGCATTACGTTCGACTACCTCACGAGTCTCGGGTACGAGGGGCTGCGCAATTGGTTGAACAGCGGCGGGGCGGGGTCTGTGCCGCGCAACATGACCAACGCGGAAGTCTATTTCCCGATGGCCTACATCATGGCTAACTCGCAGCAACATCTGGTGCAGGGCCGGAAGCTGATCGATGACTTGCGCGCGTTCATGGGGGTCGTGTAGATGGCATCGGTCCTGAACAGAACAACGAAGATTTTCATCTCGAGCGCGAACACGCCTGACTATCCGACAGCGCAGTGGATCATCAACCCGGATATGACCGCAGTGGTTGGGTTCCCCTTCATCTACTGGACAATTACTGGTGATGTCGTCACCTTGATGACTCCGGCGCAGCGCGCGGCTGTTGACGCTGCACTGCTCTCTGCTGCTCGGGATGCGGCGGCAGCGCAACTTCAGAGAACAGAGGATGTGTTGCGAGCATTCATGCTGGCAGTGCTCGAAGAGCTAAATCTGCACGCAGACAAGTTCAATTCCATTCTTACCGCAATCGATAACGGAGCCACGCTTGCGCAGGTGAAAACAGGGATTGCCGCAATTGCTGACTATCCGACCCGCACCGAGGCGCAATTGCGAACCTCCGTGCGCAATAAGTTGGGAACGTAGATGGCAACAGGAGACATCGTAGGAATCATCGGCGACATCATTCCGACGACCACACTCTACGCGACGTTCGATACGCGCCCAGATGGATCAACGCCCGTCGGGAACCTGCCGGTTTGGGATTTTGATGACACGGCGATCGAGTATCTGGACTTCTATTGTCGTCTTGAGGGCTATGACGGCGGTGGATTGACGATCACATTCCCTTGGTCGGCAACAGATACCACGGTGACGCCGCATGACGTTGTTTGGAGCGCGGGCATACGAAGGATCGCTCACGACGCCGAGGACATGGATGCCGCTCACACCTACGACTACAACAACGCATCTGCCGACACGGAAGCGAGCGCATCGGGTGAGTTCTCAACCGTAAACGTCACCTTCACCGATGGAGCTGACATGGACTCTCTTGCCGATGGCGAGCCGTTCGTGTTGCGCGTTCGGCGTGTGCCGACAGATGGCGGCGACACGTTGACCGGGGATGCGGAGTTGTGGGCGTTCGCCATTGTGATTAAGGAAACCTGATGGCTCGCGGATTCGGCAGCGGCACGTTTGGTGTTGCATCGACCGACTCGGTAGATTCCGTAATCACCAGTCACGCCACGCTGCGCTCGTATTCGCTCTGGCTCTATCACACCGCGAATTCCAACGACAACACATCGAATGCGCGGCTGTTCGACAAGAACACCGGATCGCAAGTCGAGTTGCTGGTGTTGTCTAGTCTTACGTCGTACACCTACTTTCGGCAGTGGTCTGGCGGAATCGGGCAGTGGGATGCCGCAATGGGCTCTCATTCCGTTTGGCATAACCTTGTCATCACATACGACGCGGGTTCTGCGTCCAATGACCCTGTGATGATCCTCGATGGGTCGTCCGTATCGGTTACGGAAACTCAGACACCGAGCGGATCTGTTACCGATAACGCCGACAAGTACATCATCGGCAACCGTCAGGGCGGCGGCGGCGGGGATCGCGGGTTCATCGGCATCCTCGCGGAGTTTGCTATATGGGATGGGATTCTCACGGTTGCAGAGGCGAAGTCGATTTATAACGGACGTTCGCCGCTTAACGTGCGTCCCAGTGCGTTGGTCGAGTACATCCCTATGGTGCGCTCGAATGTGTCGCTGTTGAATGCAGCGCCCACACTCAGCGGAACTGCGGTGCAGACGCATCCCCGCATTGGGCGGCTTCGCCCACGGATATGGCGGCCGAATGTGGCTGGGGCTGCTCCACCTGCGGCGTCCAACCATCGCGTCATCGGTGGTGGTTGGGGCGGAAGATTTATAGGAGCACCGCATGTATTCATGTAAGCGCCGTCCCTATGAGGGCAGGCCCGGTCTTTATGTCGACAACTTTGAGGCGAATGCCGGGTCAGGCGGCGACACATTTGGCGCGGATGATATTGCCGGTATCAAGTACCCACGTTCCAAGATCATCATTGGCGCGGACGGGGCGAACGACGGCGATGTAAGCGCGGCCAATCCGCTGCCGGTTACGGGCACGGTTGCCGTAACCAATGCGGGGCTTACAGAGCTAGCCGGAGCGATCAACGGCTCCGCTCAGATGGATGTCAACATTGCGGCATCCAACGCATCCGTTGCGGTTACTAATGCCGGGCTGACCGAGTTAGCGGCCGCAATCAACGCATCGTCCCAAATGGATGTGAACATTGCTGCGTCTGGCGCAACTGTTCCTGTCTCTAATGCTGGTTTGACTGAACTCGCTCTAGTCGGTCATGTGGACGATGCAGCTTTCACTGCTGCTACTAGCAGCCTCGTCGCTGTTGGCGGTATCGTCACGGCAGACTCGGTTGACGCTGGCGATGTGGGTGCGTTTGCCATGCTCGCCAACCGCCAACAGATGGTCACGCTATATGACTCTAGCGGCGTTGAGTTATCTGTTGGTGGCGGCACGCAATACACAGAGGATGCAGCAGCCGCTGCGAATCCTGTCGGCAATGCAATCATCCTCGTGCGCGAAGATGCTCGCGCCGGAGCACTGACGACGACCGATGGCGACAACGTAGCGCTTCGCGGAAACAATAAAGGCGAGGCTTACGTCAAGGACACAGACGCAGCTGCGCTACTGACGACCATCGACGCTGACACAGGCAACATTGCGACCGCCGTGCAGCTGATTGACGACACCGTTTTTGCAGGGGATGTGGCTGCGCAAGCCGCAGACAAGGGCATCGCCGTTCTTGCGGTGCGCCGTGACGCAGATACGACCCTGGTCGATACGACTGGTGACTACGCCAACCTTCAGGTTGATGCCAACGGCTACCTGAAGGTCGAGATTTTCGATGGCGGTGCCTCGCACACGGTCGATAACAACGGCACGTTTGTTACGCAGATCGATGGCAATGCGCTCACGGCCCTGCAAAAGATCGATGACCCGGTGTTGGTCGATGACGCCGGATTCACGCCGACAACCTCAAGCGTGATGATGGCCGGGTATCAGGCCGATGAAGGCTCGACCGATTCGGTAGACGAGGGCGATGCGGGCGCTGCTCGCATGACTCTGGATCGCAAGGTAATCACTACACCGCAACCGCACACTACTGGCGGGTTGTCTGTCTTTCGCAGCCTTGACCTGGACGAAACCGAGGAAGACGTAAAGACATCCGCCGGCCAAATCTACGGCATCATCATCACGAACTTTGCGACGACAACGCGGCATGTGAAGTTCTCCAACCTTACGGCTGCAAATACTACGGTTGGATCGTCTGCGGTGTTTATGACGATCTCCGTGCCTGGGAATACGTCAGACGACACCCTTGCCAACTTGGCTTGGGGTGGGATGGGCATACCGTTCGATACCGCGTTGTGTGCTTACGCGACGACCGGGCTTGCCGACAACGATACCGGCGCACCGGGCGCTAACGATGTGTCGATAACCGTTCTATACAAGTGATGAACTGATGTGTGGATACACCTACTCATCCTTGAACTCATCGACGGTGCAAGCCCGGCTACTGTCGTTGCTGCCTCACCATCAACGGCCCCTGGCGTTCGCCATTCTCGCTTTCTTAGACGAGGATTGCGGCTCCCGTGGGAAGAAGTCATTGAGGAAGTCGTCACAGACGATGGGCTCGTCATTGCGAAGCCGATTCGTCGCCGGATCAAGCTCCCTCGTGAGATTCGGGAAACGCTTGCAGAGTCGCATATCCCGTTTGAGACGCATGTCGTCATCGACGCCCCGATCATTCGTATGCCCGGTGTTGGAACGGCTGTACTCAGGATCGATACCGATGAGGAAGAAGCCGTCTTAATGGCGCTGCTGCAATGACAGACGATCAGAAACGACAGGAAGAAGTTAACCGTGCGGCGCATGCTGAAGCGGTGCTCAAGAACCCGCTCGTGAAGGAAGTATTGGATCGTCTGGAAGCAGACATCGTGAAGGCATGGGAAGGAACGAACCCGAGAGATCAAGAGGCTCGCGAACGCGGATGGATGTTCTACGTCACGGTTCGCAAGTTTCGCAACCAGTTCCTTAGCTACATCGAAACCGGAAAGATGGCTTCGGTGCAGTTGGAGGAAAAACGGCGTTTTCAACTCTTTAGCAGAGGCAAGTAATGGCAGAGCAAATGAGCGAGGAGCAAATCGTCAGCGCGTTCGAGAAGAGCGTGCCGATGAATTCCACGCAACCGCAAGAGCCGGAAGCGAAACAACCTGTAGAGGCTTCGCAACCCGAGCAACAGAGTGAAGCGCCAAGCGGCGAAACCGAGCAGGTAGAGGCGGCTGCGACAGAAGATCAAGATACGCAGACCATCGAAATCGACCCGGATGAGCCTCTGTTCGAGCAGGAAATTACCGACAACGGTAAGAAGGAAACTAAGAAGCTCTCGCTTAAGGAGCTACAGCGCGGGTACATCGCCCAAGCTGAAACGACACGCCGTTTTCAAGAGGCAGCCCGCATCAGGACCGAGGCGCAACAGGCGGTCCAGAAAGCCGAGCAACAAGCTATCGAGCAAACGAGCAAACGACTTGAGCAGTTACAGCATCTCGTTCTGGCAGCCGCCGCGCCGGAGTTGTCGAACGTGAACTGGGACAAATTAGCCGCCGAGGATGCTTTCGAGTACGTGAGGCTCCAGAACCGCGCTAATCAGGTTAAGAACGCTCTAGCAACAATTCAGGCCGAGCAGGAAAAACTCAGCGCCGCGCAAAACGAAACAAGAGCAAAGACGCACGCCGAGAAACTTGCGAAGACCGATGAACTGCTACGGGGCGAGATTCCCGAGTACGGGGATCAAATCATCAGCCGCTTCATCAAGGCAGCGGTCGATGTCGGTTATACGAAAGAGGAGCTTGCCGAGGCGATAGACCATCGGCTGTTTCGTTTGGCACATAAGGCCGCTCTCTATGACGACCTTCAAGCGAAGCAGAGCACCGATGCGACTCTAGCCGCCAAGAAAGTTTCCATCGTGCCCAAGACGTTAAAGCCTGGGGCAAAACCGGCCGCGACCACGAAGTTTGATGAGGCTCGTAAAAATCTCAAGCGAACCGGAAAGGGCGAAGACGCCTTGCCTTTTTTTGAGGCAATGATCCGGTAGGAGAAATATCATGGCAGTGCCCGCAGGAACATTCCAGACCTACTCCGCAGTTGGCATCCGCGAGGATCTGGAAGACGCAATCTACGACATCAGCCCGACCGAGACACCATTTCTGACGATGTGTGCTCGGACGACTGCGACGAACACGCTGCACGAGTGGCAGCGTAACTCGCTCGCATCGGCAAGCACCGCAAACGCCGCAATCGAAGGTGACGATGCCGCCAACGGCACCAGCACCCCGACCACGCGCCTGAAGAACTATTGCCAGATCGCAACCAAGTTCGCGCTCATCTCCGGCACGCAGAACGCAGTCAACACGGCAGGCCGCAAGAAGGAAATGGCCTACCAGTTGATGATCCGCACCAAGGAGCTGAAGCGTGACATGGAATCGACTCTCACGCAGAACCACGGCTCAAGTGCCGGTGGTGTCGGTACTGCGCGTCAGTTGGCCGGCGCGGAAGCGTGGCTCACGACCTGGACCTCACTCGGAACGGGAACCGCGCAGTCATCGGTGGGCTTCGTTACCTCCACTGGGCTCGTTACCGCATCGGTTGATTCAACGGTGCAGGGTGCGGCGACCGTAACGGCTTTGAAGACCATCATCCGTGCAGTTTGGACGCAGGGCGGTGATCCGAAAGTCATCATGGTCGGCCCGTTCAACAAGCAGGCGGCATCTGCTTTTGCCGGCATTGCAACGCTCTACCGCGAGGCTTCGGCTACCGCGAACGGGACGCGCATCGTCGGGGCCGCAGACATCTATATCTCGGACTTTGGTGAGCACCGGATTGTGCCGAATCGGTTCAGCCGTGACCGCACCATGCTTGTCCTGGATATGGACTATTGGGCGGTTGCGTACCTGCGCAAGTTCGAGCAGCACGAAATTGCGCGCACGGGTGATGCGGAGAAGCGCCAGATCATCTCCGAGTACACCTTGGTTTGTCGTAACGAACTCGCGTCCGGGAAGGTCACGGACCTGAGCACTTCGTAACTGTAATAGGACCGGGGGGGGAAACCCTCCCGGTTTACCGATGAGCAGAGAACTATTTTCGCACGACCCGATGACCGGGATGACGGTGTGGTTCCACTACGACGAGATGACCGACCAAGTGCATCTTGAGTATGAGCAGGACGCGGAGCCGATCATTGAGCTCAACAAGAAGCTCGCGAATGATAACGAGGTTACTCGCGAGGGCTTCAAGAATGAGTTTTACCAAGTCGCGTCGATCCCCGTAGGGCTGCAAATGAAATGGCTGATCGATGAGGGATTGGACATCTACGACGATAACGCTTGGCCGCAGATCAAGGCGAAGCTGAACGATCCACAGTACAAGTACCTGCGAACGACTAACGCTCGCTGGGGCAAACGAGAATTCAAGTCTTCTAAACCGCAGGAGATTATTGTTGGAAGTAACTGAACAGCAGGCGAGGCAATTAGGGCACGCCGAGTTCCTTCGCCGGAACGGGCGACCGGATGAGTGTTTGCGTCTTCTGAACGAGACTCTGAACGAGAAGTTCGACCAACCCGAGTCGATCTTCATGTTTGCGCTTTGCATGATCGACGCCGGCAAGATTGGCCTCGCCCATGCGCTGCTGATGCAGTTCCTTCGGCTTCGCCCAAACATCAGCGCCGGCTGGAACAACCTCGGGCGCTGCTACCAAGAGATGCACATGCTGGACGAGGCGGAACGCTGCTTCAAGCGTTCGCTCAAGCTGGAGGAGAAAGACCCGGTTGCGCTTCAAAACCTGGGGCTTGTCCATCTCGAGCGCTGCGAGCCGACACAGGCTATCGACTACACACAGCGGTCACTGAAGATCAATCCAGACTCGCACACCGCCCGTCACAACCTCGGGCTTGCTCAGTTGCTAGACCAGCGTTGGGGTGAGGGCTGGATCAACTACGAAGCCTCTGTGGGCTACAGCATAGATCGTAACGAACGGGCCTACAGCAATGAAACCCGCTGGGACGGGACCAAGGGCAAGGTCGTTATTGCCTATGGCGAGCAAGGGCTGGGCGATGAAATATCGTTCGCGTCCTGTGTTCCCGACTTAATCAAGGATTGCAAAGAGACGGTGATCGAGTGCGATACCCGGCTGGCGGGGCTGTTCAAGCGATCCTTCCCGGATGCGGCTGTATACGGTACACGCTACCAGGATGTCATCGATTGGATGGAACGGCACGAAATCGATCACCGTGTCTCGTTTGGCTCATTGCCGAAGTATTACCGGAACAAGACCGAGGACTTCCCCGGCACACCGTACCTCGTAGCTGATCCCGAGCGGCGTATCCAGTGGCGGGCGTTGCTGGATTCGCTCGGTGACAAGCCGAAGATTGGTCTGAGTTGGCAAGGCGGCATCAATAAGACGGGAAAGAAACGTCGTTCCGTAACACTGGAATCGATGCTTCCAATCCTGCGCCAAGATGCGACCTTCATCAGCCTGCAATACAAGAATTCAGCCGAGGACATCAAGCTACTTGATGAGAAGCATGGGATACAGGTTCACCACTGGGCGCGTGCGATTGAAGCCAAGGACTATGACGAGACGGCGGCGTTGGTGGCGGAACTTGATCTGGTTATCTCGGTGACGACGGCTGTCATTCACTTGAGCGGGGCATTGGGTATTCCTGCCCTGGTGCTGACCCCGAAGCATCCCCGGTGGTTTTATGGGCTACAGGGCGAGACTGTGCCCTGGTACTCAAGCGTGAAACTGATTCGGCAGAAGAAGGCTGCCGATTGGCTGGACCCGATCAACGAGGCGGCGTGGCGACTGAGGAATTTCATAAATGGCGATAGGCAACTACACAGCTCTGACGAACGCAGTCGTCGGGTGGCTTGACGTAGCGACCGCTGACGTATCTGCCCGGTTGTCGGATCTTGTCCTGACAGCCGAGCACCGCATCATGCGTGAGGTCCGCACGCCGGAGATGGAATCCGCGTTGTCGGACAACATAACCACGGGCGGGTTGCTGCCTGTGCCAACGGGCTACATCGAAATGAAGTATGCCTATGTGGATGGGACACCGACACAGTATCTACAGTTGGTGTCGCCATCGTACATCTACGAGAACTACCCGCTTAGAAGCGGTGAGGGTAAGCCCGTAGTCATGGCTCGGGATGGCTCCAATTTCATCTTCGGCCCCTACCCGTCCAGCGATTACACGATCAAGGGCCGGTATTACACGCACCTGACCGGGATCGAGACGAACACGCTGTACACGAATGCGCTGCTTTCAGCGAACCCCGACCTGTACCTGTGGGCGACGTTGGCTGAGTCCGAGCCCCTAATCATGCGCGACTCTCGCATTCAATTGTGGGAGTCCAAGTACACGCTCATCAAGGAGCGCGTCAACGGAGAAGCGAGCCGGTCGCACTACTCCGGGAATATGTCCATACGACTGGGATAGGAGACTTACATGTTCGGCAAAGGCAAGAAGGGTAAAGGCGGCGGCGGGAAAAAGAAGTAATGCGTGTGATTTGGGCTGTCGAGCACAAGCAGGGGGGCAATTGGCTTCCCTGTGCCGGCTCTCTATTTACAAGTCTGGATTGGGCTAGACAGAACCTCAAATGGTGGAGCAAGCAATTGCAGCGGGATCAGTTGCGTATCCGTAAATGGGTTAGAGCAAAGTAAATGGCACAGCCGACTCTGAACGTCCCTCTGACACTCTCCTACGACACGGGGAGCGTGTTGAGTTATGCCCGGATGATTGCGGGCAGGGATCAGCGTCGGCTGAATTGCCAGTATGAGATCACCAGGACAGCGGTCAATACGGAGCCCGACATTGCCGTGTCCCGCCGTCCTGGGTTTACCTCTGACGGCTCGACGTATGGAACGAGCACGCAGGTTCCGTACTTGGTTGCGCGTGATCCGGCCGGCACATGGGACCCGACTGCTTGGGTGCTGGTTAAGAACAGCAATGACAATAAAGCGGTGCTGGCGGCGACTTCGGTCACGATACTTTCCAATGCGGACTACTACCCGAGGTTCTGGGAAGTTACGGACGTAAACGGCACGAACAACCTCGTCGTGCAGATGCAGAACTCGACAAGCCCCGCTGCTACGCCGGCTCAGAAGGTGTACTACGCGAGCACGTTGAACGGGTTCACCGAGATCAACGATGCGGACTTCACTGCATTGTCGCATCGGGGAAAAATGGTGTTCATGGACGGCTACGCATTCATAATGGATTCGCGTAACCGCATCTATCAGTCGAACATCAATTCATTGTCTGCGTGGACTTCGACAGACTACCTGACGATGAGCACGACCACGGCCCCGCCACAGGGGTTGATGAAGATCAAGAACGTCATCCTCGGATGCACCACGGACTACATTGAACTCTATCAGAACGAGGGCAACGCCACGGGCTCGGTCCTGTCCCGTATCCCGAAGTCAGAGCACCGCATCGGGCTAGGTGCTGTTGCTGGTGGCGGGTCGATGGTTGGCAAGACCGACTACTACACGACCATCGGGGATTTCATATTCTTCATCGGCAGATACGCCGGCTCCAAGAATGATGCGTCGCTGATTGCCTTCAATGGCAGCCGTTTCGAGAAGATCAGTAAGCCATTCGAGGACGGGTTATTCAGCAGCACGACGATCTACGGCGTTCATCGGGGCTCGGATCATGGGAAGCCCTACGTTGGCATTCAGTTCACCCCGCCTACAGATGCGGTGCAGCGGGGCTGGCGATATTACCCGGACATCAACGAAGGTTTTGAATACTCCGGCACGGTGTCGATGGCGAATAACGGCTATCACTATGCCGGCACGACAACGACCACGAAATTGTATTACCTGGATGTCGCCAACAACTACAGGGACGACGGCACATCGTTCGACATGATCGTGCAGTTCAAGCTGCCGCTGGGCGATCTATCCAGAAAATCGATGTCCATGTGCGGGCTGATTGCGGACACACCAAGTTCGTCACAGACCGTATCCATATCGTTCAGCGTGGACAACGGGGCAAATTGGTCAACGCCCCGCACGATGGATCTGTCCGATGTTCGTAAGGTTATTCGCCGCCTCGGTCTAGGCACGTTCAAGGAATTGATGGTCCGCATCCTGCATGCGGGAGACGGTGAGATTCGCTTGCGCCGGTTCTTCGGAGATCCGAAGTAATGGCGCAGAACTCCATGTTCTCCGGTGGGATTGGTATCCCGGACGGGGCATTCAAGCGCCTCAACACGGATGACGCGGAGGAGGCGCTACGCTTTCTTATCAGCAACATCACAACGCTTGAAAACATTGTCGAGGGCGGTGCCCCGATGACGTTTGTAGAGTTGCTTGACGATACGCAATCGGCAACGGTGGTCGGTAACGACATCGAATTGACAGCGGACTCAGCCGGCGAAAAAGCCTTCGTCATCTGGAGCCAGGTAGACGGGAAGAAAATCTACCTGTCTTACACAGATGTTGTCGATGACATCGGCGGCAATACTGATCCGGCGACGGGCGCGAGGAATCAGAATCTTCTCCGCAACGGCGCATTTAACTGGTGGCGGTGGGCGACGAGCAAATCAGCTCTAGGAACGAGCACGGCAATCTGCGCCGATGCTTGGTGCCATCGGATGCTTGGCTCTGTCACATACACCGCATCGCAATCTACGGATGTGCCCACGCAAGCGCAAGCCAGCGTTGTTTTCAACTATTCACTCAAGCTAGATATTACGGGTGCGGATGCGTCTGTAGATGCAGGAGATTTTGGCTGGCTCAGAACGACAATCGAAGGCTATGACTTTGCCGTTGCGGCTCAACGCGATTGCACGTTTTCGTTTTGGGTCAAGTCAGTAAAGACTGGAACATTTTGCGTTGCATTCACAAACTCCGGGCGCGATCGTGTGCTGGTCAAGGAATACACGATCAATGCCGCGAACACATGGGAGCACAAAGAGGTTGTGATGCTCGCGTCCCCGTCGGGGGGGACATGGAACTATCTTAATGGCGTCGGCCTTGAGATTTACCTGACGTTGTTTTGTGGGGCAACTGCTCAGACGACCGCTGACACTTGGAACACTGTTGCCGGGTTAAGGCTCGCCACGTCGAACCAAGTAAATTTTGGAGATGACGCGGCGAACAACATTTTCTTCACGGGCTTGCAGTTTCAAGAAGGGAATACGTCGAGCGAGTTTGAGCATGTGCCGGTAGCGGAAGATATGCTGCGGATGCAGCGTTACTACAACAAGAGTTTTGAGCTCGAGACTCAGGCCGCAGCTAACGTCGGGTTTGGCGGTGCGTATACCGCGACACAAACGGTTGCCGCTTCGACGGCACAGCCGCACGTTGTCGATGTGCATTACCCGGCGTTAATGCGCGAAACCCCAACGGTGGGACTGTACAACCCATCCGGTCCGGGGGGCGGAGATCAGGTACGCAATGTCACTACTGGTGCGAATTGCACGAGTTCGTCCGTGAATGCTTCTACCGCTCTTGGGTTCTACATAACCGCAACAACTCCAGGCGGTAGCGCGGTAGGTGATTTGTTGTCTGTTCATTACGATGCTGATGCCGAATTTTTGGATGTGTAAGGAGAAATCATGGCTGACAATCTAATCGACTGGTCCGTGTTCGGCAGCCGCAGACCGCAAGCTGATTCACACGAATATGAAGTGTGGCAGCGGGCGCAAGAGGCTCAAGCCAAGGGCATCAAGACGCTTGAGGATGCGAAGGCGTGGGGCTATACCCCTGGGGGGATCGAAGCCCTGTACCCGCACAGGGTCGGCACACAGGTGTCCCAAGCTGACTATCTGCAATCGATGCAGGGGTTCGATCCGCGCCCGTATATCGAGACGCAGAACATGAACCTGGGGCAGTTCACGAACTCCCCGTATTCAACCTACACGCCGAATGCGGATGGCTCGCTGACCTATCGCGGGCTGGAGAGCGGATGGAAAAGCCCGACTCCAATCCCGAATGAGAACGATGCCGGTAGCGGTGGGCTGAAGCGATTCCTGAAAGTGGCTGGCCCGCCGTTGCTTGCATTCACTGGATTGGGAGCTGCACTCGGTGGATTGTCGGGTATGGGCATACCGGGGCTGTTTGGTGGAGAAACAGCCGCCGCTGGCTCTACTGTTGCAGGCGGCGCTGGTGGATTACCGGATTCATACTGGAGCATGGTTGCTGGTGGCGGTGACGCTGCACAAGCAGAGGCTCTAGCGGCTGCTACTCAAGGTGTCGGTGGCGTTCCCTATGCCGGTGATCCGTTCATCGACGCATGGACCTCCTACGGCACGGGTGGCGGCCCCACGGGATTGCCGCTGCCCGGTTCTGCCGGTGCCGGCGCGGGTGCAGGGATGAACTGGCTAGACGCCGGGAGACTCGCTAGCGGCGCATCTAATTTTGTTTCGAACGGTGGCCCCGGTATGCCGCAACCGACCGAGCCGCCTGCTGCCCCTTGGGGGAACGGTCCATCTCCTGCTCCGGGCTTAACGACAGATACGGATTGGATGAATATCCTGCCGGGGCTTGGCAGTGGGATTGGCGGCGCAGCAGCAAATTGGGGCGGTTCCGGTGCCGCAACTCCTGCTTCGTCTTTAGCGCAAGCCCTCAAGACACTCACGGGCGGCGCAATAGACTTGGCCCCTGGGCTGATGAGTGGGCTAGGCAACCTGCTCTCGACCGGGCTCGGTGCATACGGCGCGAA